AAAGTGAATGAAGGACATACACCCGCATGGACTTTTGCACCACTCAAAATCGAAGTAATCTATGAAATGCCAAATTGGTGTAGCATAGAGTCACTTCCAGCAAGAGAGTCATGTTGGTGGACATGTTTGGCTTCAATTTTTGAAATGGGACATCATGGAAAGGAAAAATTTGAAGCTTGGAAAACAGAGTTGAATGATATGTTGGATGATCTTAGGATACGACAGGTCCCTTTGACCTATGAAGATTTTCTAACTATTATTTACGGTTTACCACGACCACTATCACTTCAGACAACACAGGAATTGGCGGAAGAATTGCATTACAACGACTTACCATTTGCACAATCAGGAGAGGCACCAAAAGCAGAAGAGAAGAAGACAGTTGACAATCCACAAGGAACACAAGTAGCACTCACCACGTTTGGAGACAACGTAGGAATTGAGTCACCATCACAAGGAACAACATCAGAAATGTCTCCCATACATAATGGAACAGACCCTTATCCAGACCAGGGGTTGAAGGAAGTATTATCAAGAGTTTATCAAATAGCAACCTTCACATGGTCAGGATCAAGCAACTTTGGAGCAAGTTTAGGCACGATCTCTTTTCCAAATGCACTTTTTCAAGTGACGAAGATTAAGCAGCTTTTGAACAGATTTCAGTTCTTTAGATCAGCAGTTGAGGTTCAAGTGAGGTTGAATGGAACAAGTTATCACTTTGGAACATTGTTGATTGCATGGGTACCATACATCAGATATGGAGTTGGTTCAGGCAACTTCATAAACCCATTTCAACATATAGTGACAGCATCTTCAGTTGACCACAACACAATCTCAGCAAATACAACAACAACTATGAGGTTCACAATACCATATATATCACCTATGGACTATTGGGACATGCAAGAGGATCCGAATGCGGAGGCAATGGGCAAGTTTGGCACTTTGGCAATTTTTGTCAAAGTACCACTCAGGCTCGCAACCGATTCATCTACACCCACATTGACAGTAACGGTGTTTGCAAGTTTCAAGAATCCACAAGTGGCAGGCATGTCATTGAGGACCTCAAGTTTGGAAGAAAGTTCAGAACGACTTGATGAAGCAGAAAGGAAGAAGGAGAAGAGAAAGCAGGATAGATTAGGA